CCGAGGATGTCCTGCAGGTCAAGATCCCGGTCAAGATAGACGGGAAAGACGGCGAGGTCACAATCGCGGAGCTTCAGAAGTCCTATCAGGTTCAGGGGCATCTCACCCGGCAGCTCCAGCAGGTCGCCGCCTACAAGCAGCAACTCGACAACGTGGGCGCACAGCTCCAGGCCAAGGCCAGGGAGCTTGACGAGCAGTTCAGGGCGTACGAGGAGCAGCTTTTCACGCCCGAGGAGGTCCAGCAGCGCAAGGCGAGGCGGGACCGGGAGCAGGCCGAGAGGGGCTTGCAGTATCAGAACCTCTTTATGCAGTGCCGCAACACGCTGTATCAGCGGCACCCCGACGCGGACAATCTGGACTACGATCCAGACTTCGTAGATTTCAGAGCGAAAAACATGCCGTTCTTGAACGAGCAGTTGCTCAACAACTATGGCCCTGGGGTATTTTTCCCTGCCATGGACATTGCGATGTCCTACTACAAGGATGTCAAGAAGTGCATGGAGGCGCTCCAGCAAGCCCAGGACGCAACCACCTCGTTCAAGAAGGAGCGTGAGGCAGAGTTGGCAAAAAGGGAGAAAGAGCAGAGGGCTGAAAAGAAGAAGGCCAAAGACGTCAAACCGTCTACCGTCGAAAAGAAGGGCGGCGACGAGGATGACGAAGCTGAAAATCCCGCAAGCAACAGGGATTACGTCAGATCGCTGGCGAAAAAGCGGCTCGCTGCACAAGGATTGTAAGACAACAAGAAAGGGGAAAATCCTATGCAGTGGTATTTTCAGGCAAACAAAGCGGGATATCTTCATCCTCAGAAGATGTCCAACAAGCTCAGGTACTACCTGACCCCGAAGCTGAGGTTCAGGCAGTTCTGCGACCTCAAGGAGGCGCTCGGCAAGAACTCCGGCGACTCCGTTGACTTCAACATCGTCACGAACGTCACGTCCGGGGCGAATGTCATGGGTATCCGGGAGAAGGACAACATGCCCGAGACCGGATTCCGGGTCAAGCAGGGTTCGGTGTGCGTGGTCGAGTTCGGCAACTCCATTCCGTTTACCGGCAAGTCCAAGGTCCTGTCGAAGTGGGATGTGGAGATCATTATCCGCAAACTGCTCGCCAGGGACGCGGCCAACACCATCGACAGCAGGATCGAGCTGGAGTTCGACAACACCCTCATGCGGTATGTCGGAACCGGCGCGGCTACAGGGATGATGTTCCGAAACGGCTATGCAGGCATCGCAAACTCGACCGGCATGTACCCCTACCACGTCAAGGAGATCATCGACGATCTCCGCACGCGGGAGGTCCCGACCTACGACGACGAGGATTATGTGTGTCTCGCCACCACGTTCGCGCTTCGCAACCTGAAGGACGAGCTGGAGAAGGTGGGCATGTATACCGAGTCTGGCCGCAAGCCGATTCTGGCTGGCGAGGTCGGTCGGTATTATGGCTGCCGTTTCGTCGAGGTAAACCACGGCATGAGCGCCGAGAACTTCGATATCGGCAAGTCCTCGGAGGCGTACTTCTTCGGCTCCGATACGGTGATCGAGGCCATTGCGATTCCCGAGGAGGTGAGGGTCAAGGAGCCTTCGGACTACCAGAGGAAGCAGGGTCTCGCGTGGTACGGCATCTTCGGGTACAAGCTCCAGTGGGGCGACCGGAGGGTGGCGACCGACGACTGGCACGAGTCGAGGATCATCAAATGGGATTCGGCGGACGGGACGAACTCTTCGTCCGCATCGACGTATTCCCGGTCCTACAACTCGTGGGCATCCGCTTCCGAGTCTCTCGGCTGGTGCATCAGTCCCGCGTAACAAAACCATCGGGGGGAGGGGAGACCCTCTCCCCGTTTTAGAGGGACCGACATGGACTACAGCAATTTCATCACGAACATCGGGCAGTGGATCAACAGGCGGCACGGCGAGGCCGACGACATCATCGCGCAGCAGATCATCGAGAGCCAGTACGAGCTCGAGAAGAAGTTCCCCCTGTGGTTTCTGATCGACGAGTACACGCAGGTCATCCCGGCAGGCGCCACGTCGACCAAGCTCCCGAACCACATCGTCCGGGTCCTGGACGCAGAGATCCTCGACTCGAACTCTCTCAGCTATCCGCTCATGTTCGGCACGCCCGCTATCATCCGCGACAGATACCCTTCGTTCCAGTCGACGAACCCGATCAAGGACAGGCCCCAGGTCGCATACGCCATGGGCCACGTCATCCGGTTCGCTCCGCAGGCCGACGCGCAGTACGTCTTGAGGTTTTGGGCGCACCACCATCTCGACCCGCTCGACCTGACGACGAACACGAGCAACGTCTGGACCACGACCTATCTTGCGACCCTGCGGATGAAGGTGCTCGTGGACCTCGAAGCGTTCCTGAAGGACGACGAGAGGATTCCGGTGTGGAAGACGCGGCTGAACGAGCTTCTCGACGACCTCGAAGCGGAGACCCGCGACATGGAGAACGTCGGCATGCGCGAGGCCATGTCCGACACGGAGGACGTGTATTGAAACCGTTTTCCATAAAGCCTTTCTCCCGGGGGGTCCTCAAGGACATCCCGCCCCAGTCCATGCCCGCGGGCGGGCTGGTTGACGGGCGGGGCATCCGCGTCACGGACGCCTATGTGGAGCGCAGGAAGGGATACCGCAGGCTGAACGACTGCGAGGGCAGCGACTACATCCTGGGGGTTACGCAGTTCCGGGACCTGAGCGGTCAGGCATACATCTTTTTCGGAGACAGGAACTACCTCTACAAGCTCCCGTTCGGCATTATGAGGGAATGGGACGACGGCTACCCCTGGTGGGACGAGATCGGGTACACCTGGGACCCGATCAATGCGGTCATCTACCGGATCACGCCCAACGGCGAGATTCCGGTCTGCCCGTTTTCGAGCGTGAGTCTGTCCGAAAGCTCGTCCTCCATGTCGTCTTCAGTCGCCGGGACTCCCGAGTCCTTTACGGGCAGGGACCGCAGGATCGACCAGAACGACGCGACCAAGTGGTCGTTTGCCCCGTGGGGCAACAACCTGCTGGCGAGCAACTACGAGGAGCCTATCCAGATCATCTCGGGAGTAAAATTCGACCGGCACCGGACCCTCGTTTCGCACGGGCTCAGGGCCAGGATCGTGGACGTGTTTGCGAAGCACGTCATCGCGCTCAATACGGTCGATGAGCTGGACGGGGCGGTCCCGAACCGATGGTGGTGGAGCGGCCTGGACGACGCCGAGGACTGGAGATACGACGATCCCGCGAGCGAGGGCGGCTTCCAGACGCTCCAGCCCAAATCTCAGCCCATTACCGGGGGCGCGGCGCTTCGTGACTCCTACATCATCTTCCAGGAGCACATGACGCATCTCGTCAACTATGTCGGCGGGACGCTCGTGTTCTCGAAGCAGGTCGTGAACTCCCGAATCGGCGCTCTCTCTCAGGGGCTCGTGCAGAGCGCGGGAGATATTGTGATCTTCTTCGGCCAGAACAACATCTATCGCTTCGACGGGTACAGCTTCGACACGATCGGAGAGGGGAATAACCGCTGGATCTTCAAGGGTCTGAACATGGCGCAGGTCTCGCAGAGCTTCTCCTTCATCGACCGCAGCACGAAGGAGGCGTGGTTCGTCATTCCGCACGACAGCGACAGGCCGAACCTCGCCTGCATCTACGACATAACGAACAATCTGTGGACGTTCGAGGATATCGACGCCTCTGCTGGCTGCACACAGGACGGGCTCGACTATCCGACCATTGCCCGGACGCAGTTCGGCATAAGCTCGTCGTCATCGTCGAGCGCATCGTCCTCGTCGTCCTCGTCCATGTCCTCGCTCTCGTCCTCGTCGTCGAGCAGCTCCTCGGAAAGCTCGTCGAGCAGTTCGCAGAGCGCATCTTCGAGCAGCTACGCCGAGGCGGACGCGGATGCGAAGTCGTATCTCATGGACGTGGGCGTGACCGACAACGACGACGATTACCCGCGAAGCTCGTACTTCATAACCGGCGAGTACGATCTCGAAATGCCGGGGAGAATCAAGGAGATCGCGGAGATCTGGCCGGTCGTGGAGGAGTTGAGCAACGACATCCACCTCTCGATAGGCTCGCGGAGCCGGATCTCGGACGAGATCGTGTGGGAGGAGCTGGAGCCGTACACGGACCAGGAGGTCATGGGTACGCGATCCTACGGCGTGTATCTTTCGTTCAGGGTAGAGGCGGACGGTCTGGACGACTTTTTCCGGCTCTCGGAGATCTGCGGATACGCGCGCGCGGGAGGGAGAAGGTAATATGGCGCAGGAGCGGTACATAGCCGTATATCCACCGGCATTGAAGCTGCCTGCTGGCGGCAACCCCGCGACGCACGCCCTTGAGCAGGGCATGGCCGCATGGTCGCAGCAGCTTCAGCAGTGGCTCTCCCAGGAGGTGTCGAAAATTCTGGGACAGGCGATCGATCACGGGCAGCAGATCGATGCCCTCTCCCAGGAGGCGACCGATCACGGGCAGCAGATCGATGCCCTGGAAAATGTCGGGAAAATCAAAGCCAAGGCCTACCGGAACGCGGCGCAGGATATAGACGCTAAAGGATATACGAAGGTAGCCATAGACACCGTCAGATTCGACACTGAAAGCGTTGCCGATGTCACGACGAATAACCGCATCACCCCTACGCTTCCAGGATATTATCGCGTTACGGGAAATGTTTGTGCGATCAGTGTCCCCGCTGGGGCGCACGTAATAGCCTGGATATCCAAGAATGGCTCCAGGGTATCGATTGGCACGCAAGTCACAACTGGTTATGCCGTCTCTATAACAAGCGACCTCATCTACATGAACGGCACAACGGATTATCTGGAACTGTATGCCTACAACAGCTATTCGTCAGCGCTGGCGCTATACGTTACCGGAATGACATCGGCGTATAACTACCTCTCCGTCCTGGGGCCGTTCTGAGGGAGCATGAATGACAGCGGAAAAGCGAGAAGACAAGCACCGGCATCATCCATAAGCAAGGAGGAACAACTATGGCATGGCACGAAGGGAAACCGGAATACAGGTCGAGTCCGAACTCGAAGGAGATCAGGGAGAATTTCGCGTATCTGAAAAATCATCCGTCTCTTCCGCCTGTAGGCTCAATCATTGCCTATTCTCCG